AGTACCTGTACCTGCTGGGAAAGTAGCTACGTAAGTAATAGTGTTAGTTGATCTTGAAGTAGAGTCGAGAGCAACTCTACCAATCTCAGTACCTAGTGCAGTTTGAGAAGTTGTAGCGGCTGTATTAGAAGTACCTACAGCCATATGACTCATAATTGCTGTAGTGTTGCCTACCATTCTTGATGCAATGGTATCTTTGCCAACTGCGACAACTAAGTTATTAACTTTTCTATAGTCTTTTTGTTTACCGGTCTCGTCTAAAAGAATAACTTCTAAGTTACCTTTGACATTTATGGATTCTGTGAACATGTTTTATTCCTCTAAGAAGTTCTATGTTATATTTATACAAGCTGTCTAGTATCTTAACTAAACGAAATCGCCGTAGTTTCTGTTGTTGCTGAGTTTTCGGTATATGATTCTAAGAAATACCCTAAAGCACCTAATGCATCGGTGTAGTCTTGTGTACCGCCACCTAGATTAATATCACTCGCTACGACACCATCTGAATCTAACCTGCTAAGAAGAAAGCTAGTATTGTCTTCCGGTAAAGCGTCGTCCGTCAAAGTTTTAATAACACTAATTGTAATTACATCTGAAATAGTAGTTTCATCAGTTAGTGGTTTTGTTAACAAATAAGTATTATTTTCTGAGGCAATAACTTTTTCATTATCAGCATCTACGGTCTTTAACAGTAATTTATTAACAGTCTCCAAGGTAGAGAATGTATCAAAAAGATCTGCGTAAACATTTTGCCTGCTTACTACACTAATGTTAGCTGATAAATTAGCGGTTGCAGATAATACCCTATTAACAAACAAATTAGTACCAGCTTGGTGAACTAATTTTTTAACAATATTATAGAATGTACTAATATCTAATTCAGAAGAGATTTGATATGCAAAAGGTTGGTACAGCTTACTATCTTGAACCCGTACGTCCGGTTCAGATACGAAGCCTTGTGTTGATACATATTCTCCAGGATACCTTGCTACGGCACCTAATGTAAAGTTAAAGCTAGCATCATTAGGGTTCTCAACCCCTGCTGTAGTAACAGACGTTAGTAGTTGTGAAGTTGAAGTACTTGAAACTAAAGTAGTACCTGTATAGTCAAGCGGGGTAACATAGTCTTCTGAGAAATATCTATCACTATCGGTTATAGAATGTAATCTTGTCGCGTTAAAGGCTTCAGAGAAACCACCGCCTCTGGTTTGAAAATATTTAACTCTTTTAGTAACACCTAAAGCGTTAGATAATATAATACTGAGATCTTCGGTAAAATTATAACCATAATTTAAAAATTTTAATATTTGAATAGAACCAGTTGAACTAACTCTTGCAATTCTAACTAATGTATCTACACCGCTACCAACCGTTACGTTAAAGATTTGACCGACTCTAAAGCCAGAGCCACCGGAAACAATTTCTACATTCGTTGTAGTTGGTTTAATAGTACCAATAAACAAAGTTCCAGATGTACCAGTTACAGTAACTTCTTCATTAACTTCAAACGGTACTGGGAAAGCACTTTGATAGAATATCTCGTATAAATTACCACTAAGACTTTTAACTCTAACAATTTCAGCAGTATAATTAATATTGTTTTTAGTAAATGTTAAAAACCTATCTTTTATATCTGCCGCACTTCCAAAGGTAAGAAGAACCCGAATAGAATTTCTAAGACTCCATTGACCATCAGATGGTCTTAATACAAATTCATAAGGGTGGTTAGTTTGAGCAACCGTATCATATAAAACTTTAAACAGTGTCTCTATAGATAAGGTACTACCTTTTGCAGCATACAGCCCTTTAATTTTTTTAATTAAAAGTGGCTTATCAACCAACAGGCTTACGGGTAGGTCTTTAGCATAGTTGGTTAAAAAGTAATTAACAAACGAGTCTGTAGTTTGATCGATGTCACTGTATTGTTTTGCATTTTGAACAAGCTCTAAGGCACCCTGATCTTGCTCAAGAAACTTATAATAGTATTCTAAAAACGCAACAAAGGTTGTATAGTCAGACCTGATAAACTCAGGTAGCTGACTGTTTACTAGCTCTGATACTTTTTCACTAATTCTAGTAGTTGCCATATTATACCGATGTTGTCACATTGATTGTGGTACCAGCTAGCAAACCACCGATCTTATTAATGGTAGTATCATCTTGTACTAATATTTCGCTTCTTGAAACAGTTAAATTGTAACTAGCTTCTTGAACGGTACCGGTAATTCTAATATCCGTAACCCCTGCAGGAATACCAGTAGGAGTAATACCTGATATACTAATTACACCAGTTCCGTAATCGACTGTACCAACGTTAGTTGCAACTATTGAACTGTTAACCACATTAACTAATCTTAGTACCCCTGAACCAGAATCATTCGGAGGAGTGTCATTAGGTAAGTCTGTTATTTTAACAAGTGTAGAAACTCCACCTACAGATGTAAAGAAATAACTAGAAAGAATAGTACCAGGTTTTAAAGGATTTCTATACTTAATAGATGTATCCCCAGTAAATAAATTTGTTGTATTTAATGTAGGTATAATTCGTCTTTGTAATTTAAGGCTGACTAACGCGCTAGTTATAGAAGAGTTCTTAGCTAAAATTGCACTTGTTAATGCAGAGTAAATAAACTCTTTATTAAATTTTTGAAGGTTAGAAGAAAAGTAATCTGTTATTGCAGTATTAACTTGTGTCTTAATTTGATCAGATGATAATGTGGTAATAGAAGAATTATAAACAATATCAGCAGTTAGGTTAACAAAGAAAAAGGTAGGGTCTACAAATTCAGGAATTATAGTAATACCCTGTTTAGATTTTAAAATGTTGTTTTTAATAGAATTCTTTGTAGCATCAGATATAGTAAAACCAGAGTACGGCTTCAAAGATATTAATACTTTACCGTAGTAAGGAGGATCGTTATCTTCCCCACCCCATACAGATACCGATTCTGCACCTGCGTAATTTGCAAGTATTAAAGCTTCGTAATCGGTTGCAGTTACCGCTCTATTCTTAGATGCATTTACCCGGGGTGCATTAAACTTAATAGAGGTGATACTTTCCGTGTTTGCGCCGCCTGTGGAGTTACTATTAACAGTAATAGCAATTGCACTTGAACCGCCAATGGTTGTACCAGCAGTAAAGGATTGAGATACAGTACTGGACACGTTAACAGCTGAACCTGTTGCAACCAAGTATTGAATAGTAATAATGTTACCTGCTGCCAGACTCTTACCAATTATACCATCACCAAAATAAATTTGATATTTACCTTGAGGGTTTTGTTCAAGGTAATATACAGTAGATGTACTTCCTATACCGGTAATATCTGTCGATAACGTATAGGTGCTTGTAGTTGTGTCTGAAGAAGATGTTTGAACACTGACTTTAATGGTGGTAGTGTCTACTGCTTCGTTTGGAATTTCATACTTTGCAGCCGGCGTTATATCGGATACAACATAACTATAACTCAACAACGTACCTTCTGTAACATCTACATCTGCAAACGTATACGTGGAACCTACTCTTTGAGCAGTTTTAGCGTCTGTAGTTAGAAACGTATATGGTACCCCATCAACAGTAGAGGTGAAAGGTGTGTACCGTTCCATTGTCAAGGATGCAGGCAGGTTAGATGGATTGGTAACTACAATATCTAAATTAGCAACTGCACCTCTGGCCGACACCGGTGTATACCCTAGATGCTTGGCAATAGAAACTGCAGAAGATCTCTTAACTGCAGAATCCAAAAACATCTCATTTACTACCATGTTAGCAAGGTAGGCATTGTAGTGGGTATTATAGGCAAGAACATCTAACAGAGTAGATAGACCGGAGCCCTCAAAATCGTAATCTGTAAACTCAGTTTGAGCGTTTAAGAACGTTTTTAAGTTAGTCTTGATTTGATCAAAGTCAAGTTCTGCTATTCTTAGATTAGACATTATCTTACTCTTGTTATTAGTGTTGTTAAAGTGATGGGTCTATCAGAGTTGTTTAATCTAAAAATAATATCACATACAAGTTCATTAGTATCTGCTTTTTCACGAAGTACAACTTCTAACACCGTAGCTCTTGGCTCAAACTTATTAATAGTATCAAAAATAGTCTTTTTCATAACCTGTGCAGTCACAGGATTAAAGTTCTCAAATAAAAGACCGTGAATCTGACAACCAATTTCTGGATGAAAGGGACGCTCGTAGTGTCTCGTAGATATTAGATTTCTAAGAGATTGCTTAACAGCTTCTTCATCGTTCTTTCTCGTCACATCACCAGTTACAGGATGAGAAGAAAAAAGAAGATTAAAATCTGAATATTGTCTGGTATTTCGTGTAGCCATGTTTATATTTATATTAGCCAGCGAACACGTCTGAGCTTCCCTCACGGATACTATCGTTTCTGGTGTCTCTATCGCCTATTCTACAAACCCCCCTACCATTAGCAAAGACCGTAGAGCTTCCTCCTACCATTGTATCATTTCTTGTATCTCTATCTCCAATACGAACTACACCAAGCCCGTTTGCAAAAACGGTAGAACTACCATTATTCTTAGTGTCATTTCTGGTGTCTTTATCACCAATTCTTGCAACCCCGGCCATCATGCTAACTGTGTTAGACCCTGGGAATGAGTCTTATGATTGAAGAATGTTAATACCTGACTTCTGTTCTTAACAGAATAGGAGACATGAATCCAAGGGTTTTTTGCATAGCTACAGTACTCTAATATCATTTGATCGTATTTAAGAACTTTTGCAAGCTTGGTGGCTATTTCAAAATATTCTTTCTTTGTAATACCTTTGAATTGAATATCGACGCCTTGGCCAAGAGGATGCTGGGAGGTCTTAGCATTAGAGGCATTTCCTGGATCTCTAAATGCCGAGGTTACAAACATATTTGGGTATATCTTCTTTACTGGTTCAAGCACGTTGAGTGCTATAGCCTGTAGATTAAAAACTATCTCACCGTAAGTAGCTTTTTCATGACCTCGGATAGGATCTCGGGTAACTGCTGCCTTACTTGATAACATCTCAACTGTAAAATTAGGCGATAGATTATAATTGCCTGGTAGTTGAGTTACTGTTTTTAACTTAACATCTGGTTCTACAAAGTTTTGCTGTTCTGATTGAACCGTTGCACTATCTACAGCAGTCGGCGGTTCTGATAAATCAGCAGCATTAGCAAACCCTTCACTTATAATTAAATTCTTTTGACTATTAGAATCTTCAAGAGATTGAGTTTCTTCTTCTAATGCAATAGAACGACTATCAGCTAAAGAAAGAACCAGAGGATCATTTTTATCATTATCAGAAATATCTTTTCTTCCAGCTATAACCCCAATATTAGATGACCCGGCAATAATGCTTTCTTGAGATTCAGAAGCAGCGCCGGCATTACCTGATTGTAAGTGGGTTTGACTACCGTCGAGATTAACGTTATTACTAGCTAACAAATTAATTGCTGCACCTGAATCAATATTAGTATTATCTCCAGCTTTAATATTAATAGCTCCGGCTGCTTGCGTATATACAGTATCTGAAACAAAGTCATAAAGATTTGTTGCTTGAACTTTAATGTCAGCATTACTACGCATATGCATATTTTCTTTTGAATGCATATTAAAGGTAGTTGCTTTTTGATTCATAGTATAATAGGCTTCAATATTAACATTGCCGCTTGCGATATTAAACTCTTCTACAGCTGAAAGATTAAATGTTCCCCCAGCCTGTGCAGTAATATCATTGTGACAGGTTATATTTGTATCGCCCTCTACTTCGATGTTTGCGTCATTACCAACAAAGATATTACAAGCACCGTTAACAGAAATGTCTGCACGACCTGCGATAGATATTTTTCCATTACGGTCAATAATTTCATATGAGGATCCCTTTGTTCTTTTAACCATTGAGCCATTGGCATCAATTTCAATATATGTTCCTGATCTGTGATAAATGTGAAGACGCTCTGAACCCGGAGTATCATCTACTTCAATAATATGACCAGATTCAGTTTGGGTTACTTTATTGTAAGGGTAAGCACCACGGAAAGCTGATTCGGGTTCATCCCAGGCCTCACCTCCAGGTAACTTAGCACCCTTCATTCGGTTACTATTTTTTTCTTGAACTATGGTACCCCTACTGTCGCCCTGGGCAAGTTTATTAGTTTCTGAAATACCAGCGTACTCTTTAGTAGGATAGTTAGCATTAGGGTCGGTAAAACCTTTATCCAATACTTCTAACTTTTCTTTATTTTCAGTTGAATTAATATCGAATCGTTTGGCTTCTTCTAAGGCAGATGTGGCTGCACTAGAAACAAAAAGCTCATCTGTCTTTAATAAAGCTTCTTCTGGGGGTAAAG